GATTATACAACTCAAAGTAAATTATTAGATCAGACAAATAATCAAGTAAATGCTAACTCTGCTTATGCTTTTATGATTCTTATGCATAGTTCAGGACTTACTAAATATTTTGGTCATCAAATATATTTAAATAATTATGGAAGAACAGATGTAGCTAACGTAATGAATTTTCAAACTACTCAATCTAAAGATGGTGGTTCTGGCTCATGGGTTGGTGGAGGTTGTCATACTGTTGAAGCTAATAATTTAGCTAGAGCAAGTGCTATTAAATATTTTCCTGCAAATGGAAATATAACTAGAATTCAATATAAATTATTTGGGATAAAATAATGGCAAGATATAAATTACTAGATGGTCAAAGAATAAAATTCACAGCGAAAGAAGAGAAAGCAAAAGATGCTGAAGAAAAAGCATGGAATGATGGAAAAGCTGATAGAGAGTTGGCTGAACTAAGAAGTCAAAGAAATTCATTATTGTCTGAAACAGACTATATGGGAAACTCAGATGTAACCATGCCAACTAAATGGAAAACATATAGACAAGAACTAAGAGATATAACTAAGAAATTTAAAAGCATGAATGATAAAGATTTTAAGTTTCCAGAGAAACCAAAGGAATAAATTATGCCCTATGTAGGTAGAGAAAATATTACTGGTGAGTTTATTAAATTAGATGCCATAACTACAAGTGCAACTAACACATTTAACTTACAAAGAAATGGTGCAGCTTTCGCACCTGGAACAACTGAGCAATGTATTGTGTCTGTCAATGGTGTAACACAAGCACCACAAGATGCTTTTAATATATCAGGATCACAGATTATTTTTACAGAAACATTATCAGCAAGTGATGTTATCGATTACATACTTGTGATGGGTAGTGCTTTGTCTAGTGGTGTACCATCAACTGGATCAGTACAAGGTACACATCTATCGACTACATTGTTTCGTGATCCTCTAAGAATAAATGATGCAACAATATCAGATAACATAACAATAGGTACATCTGAAAGAGCAATGGTTGCTGGGGATATTACTATTGATAATGGTAAAACCTTAACAGTAAATGGAGTGTTAACAATTGTCTAAAATATTTGTAGATACAATAGAGCCAAAGACTAGTAATGGTAAAGTTACTATAAGTAATAAAAAGATGGTACATTTTTATGGAGAGCCAT